CACACGAGAACAGTTGATTCTCCTTTTCACACCACACACTGAACGTGGATTTTTTTGCCTCTAATACAGGCAAAGTAACTGTTTGATTTTTCATTTTGGTAAGCAATTAAAATGAAACAATATGTTAATTATTACGGGGAAGAAACAGAAAAAGTTCCGCTCCCCGTTGCTTACCACCTTGAGAAAGGCTGTGGGCGCATTAACGACACCACACGGGACGGAACTATATGTATAGCCATGGACATAAAAAATGCCCGCAGCAAATATTTTGGCGAGCCTTCTCGCCTTTCTCAAATGGTAAGCACTGCAAAGATGGGGATTATTTTTTAATCCACAAACTTTTTGGAAAAGTTTCTTGAAAGCAGAACCTGCCAGTGCCATGAAAGCCAAGGAAGCATGAGCCATAAGGCACACCTGACGGTTAGACACTGGTTCTTCAAGTACGGAAGAAAATAATTGATTTTCACGGTTCAGCCACATAGTTAGGACTGATGATTTGCTCACGACATTTATGTCGGTAGCAGGAATTGAAACTGTTTGTTTCATACGATTATGGTTTTGTTTAGCATTTTAGACAGATAAACGGCTGTCCTATCCCGTGTCGCTAAACAAAACCATAATCCACTCCGTAGAGCAAAAATAGTTGGGAAAGACAGCCGTAACTTTATCACAAAAGTTGTGACTTCTACAATATCTTAATCTATTAGGCACAAAAAAAGCCCATTCATCATGAGCATTAACCGTTGCTCTCACGTCATGAACACACATGGTTTTGTTTAGCACTGCAAAGATAGAAATTCTTTTGTGATAGACAAACTGAAAGAAACTATTTTTTCAGCAACAAAGATTACTTATGTCAGAAAAATAAGAGGCTTCCATATCATACGGAAGCCTCTTGTGTGCCGCACAGACTCCATGTTGCGGGCTTTTGTCAATAAGAACCAATCCTAAATGGAAAGAGAGCCAATTTTCTTGCTGATGTCTTGCAGGGCGAATCTCAACGTGCGTAGTTCCTCATCGTTAAACTCGCATTTTTTCCCATGCACCGTATTCCCGTTCAACCGCTGGGAGAACCATGATTTTGACTTGTTGAAATAAGTCTCGGCTATGTACTTGAAGGAAATCATATTGGATATGCTCTTTACAGCCTCCAAGGTATCCAGTTCCTTGTTCACTTCATCCAGTTCCTTGCCGATGCCGTCCATCATCAGAAGCACATACTCTGAAATCAACGCCTTGTCTTCCGCCGAAGTATACACCCCGTCCATCTTCGCCAGATGCTCGTCAAAAGCCGGAGTGCCCAGTTCCGCTTTCAATAACTCAAGTTCTTTTTTCAAATTCTCATTCATAACCAATTCTATTTTTGAAGGGGAGGGATGCTTAATCCGCATCCCCTTGAGTTTGTCCTTTCAATTCCTCGATTCTCTTTCGAGCTTCTAAAATGCCATCCAGATAAGTGTCTATTCTTTCATTCGCCCTGTCATCAGCCAATCCCATCCGCTTCAATCTTTGGACTTGCCTGATACACTGTTCTAACCTGACAATGTGCAATTCCAATTTTTCAATTCTGTCTTCCATCTGTTTTAATCATTAGTTCTTGTTGACACTGCAAAGATAGATAAACTTTTGTTTACCACCAAATAAAAAAACATTTGTTTTGGATGATATCCTAACATTTACTAATGGATTTTTTTACTAGTTTTGTAACAACTTAAAAAGTAACCATCCATGGAACGGTTAAATGACGAACAACTAAATGTACTGGATAAAGAAATTCTGGAGTTCTACTGTCAAGAAGCAGCAAAACGTTTGGAAGACTATATACAGGTGGAATCGGCCATAACAGAGCGCTGTTATATCCTGTTCGGCATCTATTATGCCATTATTGCTGCCTCCATGGGATACGTACTCTCAAACTTAGACAAACAAAATGATCTTCCTGTCACGTATGGATGCCTTGCCTTATTCACATTCTCTTTCATATCCTTGATATATGTCACAAAAGCCATGAAGCCACACGATTTCTATGCTAAAGGAAGAGATCCGGAAGAATTCAGAATACCGGAATATGTAAAATATTTCCAAAAATGTCCGAAAGCGGATAAGAAAAAGAATGTATTGGCAGATGAGCTGGTCATGCTTCAAGAGAGCATCAGCAAACAACGTGCATTAAATGAGAAAAGAGCCGGGCAGATAAGCGCATCACTTTCTTTCCTCGCTACCGGCTCTTGTATAACTGCGATCCTTTTCATTATCACTATATTATAAGTGTGGTAAGAGGAATCTGGTCTATTCCAGTGGATGTCTTTACTATCGGAATAGGAGGGGAGCTGGCTTATTTGGTTTACTTTTGCCCATAATATAAAATGGCGAATCCTCATCCAATGCGTACCGACCGGTGATAAATCCGGAACCCGATTCTACAGGTTACACATCGAATGAGGAGTCATTTTTACAAAAATGTTTTTTATTAAGATTCGGCATCGCCGAATTTAGTGGTAATATTCAACATCCCAGAATTTTCTAGCGGATTTTTACTAGTCTTATAGCAAAATTCAATTTAATAAATTATGAATGAGGAAGAGCACATCCAGTGAGAAAAAATGATAATAACCAGTTTAATATCCATTTTACCTGATCTGACAACAGAACTCCTACTATAAAGCTGACAATACTACATACCATATTTGCTGATTTCAAGTAATTGGAAACAATCGTTGATTTCTTTACTTTTGAATCCAAAACCTTTGCTTTTTCATTATCAACCTGTTGTCTCCTCTTCGCTTCAACATATTTAAGATAATTCCCATAACACAGAAATGCGTCCCCCGCCTCTTTTGTCACGACAAAGCTTTCCCCCTCTCTTATTATCATCCCTTCCGATTCTAACTGCATTAAAGCCGTGTCAAATAAATATTGTTGTTCCTTACCCTTGTAGAATCGTTTTATATCCTCTATCGGCACTCCATAATAAAACATTGCCAATATTTGTGATTTATCTTTATCGTAGGGTCTCATACATTAAATGGTGAATCCCTTATCAAAACGCGCCCAAAGGTATTAGTGTAACCTTAACCCGATTTTACGGATTACGTTTTGAAAAGGGGTTCATGTCCTGTTTCACCAATTTTTATGACTCTAATTTTGAGGGCATCACAAATGTATGAATAATATTCAACATCCCGAATTTTCCAGCGGATTTTTATTACCTTTGCTGATGTATCAAAAATATGAACCATGACAAAAGAACAGGAAGATATCAAGCAGTTACAAAAAGAAGTAAGCCTTATTTGTATGCACCTTTATCAGATCAAAAAGCTGATAATAAACAGTCTAATATTCCTTTTGCTTGGTCTGATAACAGGACTTCTGCTATAATCATAGATTTCAATATCAGGCAGCCAAATCCGAAAAATCTTTCTTACCTTATGTAAGTGCCGGGGGGGCTTTTTCGCCTTCCCCCGCAAGGCATTTCACAAGATCCAGTGAAAAACCATCCAAAAAATGACTGATTTTCCCCTTATTTTCGTATTTATCATTCAAAATGTGCGTATTTCAGCCTTGAATTTTGCTGTAAGAGCACATAAATATCTAGTTTTCAATAAATAACACCATAGAACCAAAATCTTTAAAACCATGTCTTTTGTTTCCGTGCGGGCCGCTCAGAAGTCCCGGGGCAATTGCCCCGGGCAATTTTCGTGAAATATGACAGAGAAAAACGGCGGGATGCCTGGTACGGACAGAAATCACTCCTCAAAACCGGGAATATAGGGATTTGCATTATTGCCACGGGCAATACGGACAATGCGACGCCAGTTTCTGCGCATCATCAGGTATTTGAAAGCGTCACTGAAATTGGTAGAAAACATGGGAAGTTTCTTCGGGGCAAGCTTTTCACTCTTCTTGATCTTGAACACCACCTTGGTTTCACCCTTATAGCGGATGCCGGCTGGGGCTTTCTCAACGCTGCTGACCATTTCACGGCAATTCACCGCATCAACCAGCAATCGGGGCAATTGCCCATTCTCTCCCTTCATCAACTCCTGCATGAATCCGTATTCCTCCGACTGGGGGATGATACTCTGTCTGCGGCTCATCAGAATGACGGTCCATCCGGTCCGCTGGCCATCGGCATCCTTCTCTATGGCATCCTTTATCTTCCTGGCATAATCCTCCCCCTGTCTTTCAAAATTATTGCCGGCCCGGTCATAATACAACGACAGTTCCTTACATTCATGTGAAGCAAAGAAATCCAAGAACTGGTCAGCCAGCTCACGGAACCATCCGGGAGGTATCTCGAAAAAGTTTTTGTGGCATCGGTAATACGCTCCGTCTTCCTGCCCAATCACGAATGAAAGCATGTTGCCGAAGTCCATGCCGCCATCCAAAGGCTCGTCATGCCGCAGATAGCGCAACTCCCGACTATTTTCCGCCGGCTCCCCTCCAGGACTCCCGTCATAATACTTATGCCTTTGCCCGAATAATACATAGAAGCGGACATCACGCCGGAGACCGGGCCGCATACCCAGCACCGACTTGCAGAACTCATGCAGTTCAAGAGTACCTTGATATAAGTTTCGTATATATTCCGGGGTCAGGATATCAACATTGACCAGGGAGGATGCGTTAAGAAAAAAGGTTTGTCCGCGGCGCAATTTGCGCAAGGCCCGATCATAATAATCTATTTTCCTTTCCAGACGCGCCAGCACGGAGTGACTGGGATTGTCTTTCTTCTGCTCGCGCAGTTGCTTCAACAACAGCCCGTTCCGTTCAAAAGCCGCCTGTACAATCAGAATTATACGATCTGGATCCATATTGGGTGCATAACGGAAATACCAGTCATATTCCCCCTCGTTGACATCCGGCATATCAGTGGTGATCGTCAGACCAAGAAACAGATGCGATGCCCCGTAAGTGAGAGAATCGCCACGTAGAACAGGCATGGCACGGTTCACCTTCTCGTCCTTGTCATATTTTGACTCGTCATAAAACAGATGGACCACCGATTTGCCGGCAAGCAGTGAAGGGTTATCCAGCGAACCCATAAAAATAACACTGCCATTCCAGAAGGAATAGCAGTTCCGGTAATCATTGACAATTATGGAGCATTTCGCCTTCCAGGAGGCCGGCGGTTCCTTTCCACGGATATAATGCACCCCCTCGTACAGCCCCATCATTTCCCATCCCTTCTGTACGGCGGGCATGATGTTGTCCTTCAGATTGGCATAAGTGTTGGCGACAAAAGCGAAAGGCGCACCGGGCATTTCCCAGATACACCTGTATGAACGTCTGGACTGTATGACCGTACTCTTGGACATACCACGCCCGGCTATGACAACCAAAATGGTCGTATCCACGAAATCGGTCAGCATCTGGACATTATGGCTGAATTTTACATCCACATCCTCATCATTCGCTATCTTCCTCGCTAAATTCCTCGATATCATAAATCATACGTTTTTTCAAATCAAACTTTCTTATCCGTGCGTCCTCTTTCAGATTATCACGCACAGCAACAGGTATCTCCGGTATCGAGTCGATGAAACCCTCCAGTTCCTTTCTATCAATGGCGGGAACGCCCAGATCCTCACGGTTGGCCGTATAGATATCAACCTTTTTCTGGTTTAGAAGCTCTTCCGGTATCTCCGCCTGTTCCTTCCTGAAGCATCCGCGGTATTCACCGGCAAGTTTCAACAAGGCCCTTGCCTCCTTGATCTTGCCGGCTAGGAAAGCGGCGTCCGCCCACTTCTCGGCACGCTCGGCATACAGGGCAGCAAACGCCTCCGGACGGATGTTGTCTTGGGTATAGAAAAAATTGATGCTGTCATTATACACCTGCCGGGCCATCCAGTCGGACAGGCTGTACGGCTCCGACTTCAGCAGCCTGATTATTCCTGCCTTTGTCACCATCCTGCCGTTAGTGAAACGCATCCTGGCACGCAGACCACGTACCATCTCCATTAGAGAGAAATACTCCCTCTCTTCCGGACGTAAAGAATCCAGCGTTCCGGTGGAAAGAATGCGCTGGATCTGATTCAGATCAACCTTTTCAAAGTCCACTCTTGAAGGTCTGACCGGCAATTCACTCATATTCATCCATATCTTTTAACAGATTCTCAAACAAACGGCGTTCCTGGATCTCCGTTAGCAGCTTAACGGCATCAATATTCCCGTCCTCAGCTGCTTCGTGCAGCTTTATCTCGGGAGCGGCCCGTGAGACAAGCACGCCTTCACGGATCAGCCCTCGAATGGTGGTTCCTGGAATACCGGCGTCATATACAAAAAGAAAGCATTCAGAAGCGTCAAGGCCAAGATAGGCGGCAATATCCTCCGGCGCATAACCTAAAGCGGCCATGCGGCGAACATCATTTTTTTGCTCTCCAGTTAGAGCCAGGCTGTCAGGGGGAATATCATTCATAAGATAATTTGTTCAAACATTCTTCCAGGTACGCCAACTCGCATTTTTTTGCAGACAGTAAATGGGCAAACTCGCCACGGTCACAAGGGTGGGAGAAACGCTCCATTTTCAAGAGCAGCCCATTGATCCCATCCTCCAGCGTCCCTTTCCGAAATATCAGTTTTTTTTTCTGTTTTCCAGTTCCTTCTCGGCGGCCGATTTCATAGATTCCCATTTATCCACTGCCGCCAATGCCTTCGCACGTTCCTCCTCACCTTCAACGGTTTCAAGCTTCTTCTTCCATTTGGACACGTTGCTGGCCGCATTCTTACGGATATTCATCACCTCAAGATCACTTTTGTTGGAAAGCTCGTCAGAAGCTAGATAGACGGCAATACGGGGATGTTTCCCGAGCAGCGCATGATTGTCACGGTAATATTCCAACTCCTCCCAGATACTCCGGTCCTCCAGGTAATTCTCCACAGTTGTTTTGGCTATGGCAAACGCCTGTTCCAGCTCAACGTCATCCGGCAGTTCCCCCAGTTCCCTGAAAGTTTTTAGATAAAGGTCATAGGCCGTGAACATATCGGCAACCAGTATTTTCAGTACATCCGGACAATCCGGAGAGTTGAGGAAGGGGAAACGGTCACGGAAACGGATCACATTTTCCACAACCGGGGTGACAGGAACATTCACTGCGGTTTTCTCAGCCTTGATCTCTTCCACCACTATAGAAGCTGAAGATATGTGGGGAGAGTCCACTGCCTTCCGTTGCATTGTCCTGAAAGCCGTTTCCGAAATTCCGGCAAGCTTGCGCAGTTCCTCCATCAAGGTGGCACGAAGCAGGTCTGTTTCGGTATTCCGCCGGAAAGTGGCTTTCAGCATCAGATTAAGCCCGTACTCCTCGTACAAAGCAATCCCCTCACGATACGGACGGGGACCGCTCAGATAAGCAATAATTTTTTCTTTCATACGATAAAATTTAATGTCATACAAAGAAAAAGCCCGGCAATTGCCGGGCAAAAGACAGGCATGAATAAAAAATCCATGCAACGGTTCAATTGCATGGATTGGTGTCGAATAAAAACAGCTTTCAATAAGAAAGTCTGAGTGAACCTATTTTTTGAGAAATGTCTTTCAGCGCATGATTGAATCTGTCCAGCTCCTCGGCAGTGAATCGGCAGGGCTTCCCATTGACCACATTACCATTAATACGCTGATATAGCCATTCTTTCGTTTTGCCAAAGTAATGTTTCGCAATGAAAGACAACGATATGATCTCGGATATGTTCTGAAGCTGTAATTTTATGGTTCTCTCCTCCATGCCAGCAATTTCACTACTAATCTCATTCAAGCACTCATCCATGAAATCTGCAATCATCTTCTTGTCCCCTTCACTCGTATAAGTACCAGCTATATGTTTCACCCGGGAATAAAACTCCCCGGACTCTGTTCCCATTAACGGACGTAGAGCGTCCAATTCCTCTTTCAGTGTCATGATCTCTTTATTTTTTTAAGTTCCCCATAGGCTGGGGAACACTGTTATTACTCATTTTCCATCTCTTTAAGAATTTTCTCTATCAGGTTCAGACGGTCAAGAAGGGCGTTTATCTCTTCAGTTCTCCTGATCCCGGTCTGTTCCTCAATAAAAACCAATTGTTTCAATTTCATTTTTACAACCCCCAACTGCATTGTGAGGTCCTTTTTAATTTGTTCCTTACTCATTATATGCTGTTTTTAATCGACATTCAAAAATAATAATCTTTTGCTTATTATACAAGGATATCTCAAATAATCTTTTGCTTATTAATCATTTTTAGCAAAATTCCGCATGAAATAAAAAAAGCGAAGCCGAAGCCCCGCTTTCCTGAAATAATGAAACCGCTAAAATAAGAATATGACTTATGCCTGATAACGGCTCTGCTCAATCCATGTACATGTACCGGATCCGGATTCAAAAGCCTGAAGGGTTATCAGGCTGCCCGGACTAGCGGTGAAGGTTTCTCCGCCACGCAGCAGGAACTGGCCGCCGTGAGCAATTGTCGGCGCCACGCCTGACGCTACACCCAGCAGGGTCATCACTGCACCATGCCGTCCGCCGGTCACTTTATTTATTTCCGCTTCACCACCCTGAAGCTGATATTGCCCTTCCGCCGTAAACGGGATGGTAGTGGCAGACGCGCTCACACTCGCCACCGGTTCTTCCGAAGGAACAGTACCCTTATAGATGGCGATGTCATCCCCTTTACTGATCTGGGTAAAAGTGAATTCAGAGGAGTTGGCATCCTTGTTACCGGTATAATTGACTCCCATCTGCATGGGATTGCAGGGAGAACCGAACAGATCCTTGTCCTGACCGTCACAGTAGCTCATTATCACGATACATTTCCGACCGAGCCAGTTGGTCTTGAACTCACGGACCGCCTGCTTGTTTCCCGGATGGTTCCCCTTGACCGTAGGGGTGAAACCAAGTGCGTCAGGATCTCCGTCTGTATTGCTTGTAACCTCCACGGTACCGGGAGTGAAATAGATGTCGGTAGAATAACATCCAGGCTTCAATTGTATGTTCTCGGTCATCAACACACCGGCCGAGTCCCGTGCCGGGAACACCAGAATATCATCCACATCAATGATACTCATCATGTCGCGCGGGTTGATCCCTTTACCCGGATTACCTTCCGGGCGCTTCACTGCTCTTTTAACGTATGCCATAATTATAACAATTTAAAATGAATAACAGGGGCGGATTACTCCGCCCGTAAATTTAACCACGTGCCACCTCATAGAATTTGCCACCTGCATAAGTCAGCATGATAAATTTGCCGGCGCTGAGCGTCATGGCATCAGTCAGGACAAAATTACCACTATTAGCGATAGTGGACGCATTCGTATTCCCGGCCCCGTGAATGGTATACACCTCACCTTCCACCGCATCTGTGAAATTCGTGATGGCCGTTTCTTTGGTATTGGTTCCCGTTACGAACACCGTGGCACCCGCCAAGGATGGAGTGGTTGCATCGTTGGCGAACTGTAATGCACCGGAAGCTGCTGTATCACGTCCGATTTCGATAAATTTTCCGTCAGAACGTTTCATCAGACGTATGGTGTCCCCTTTCTTCGGTATCCAGTCGGCACTGATCAAGCTGAACTTATCGGATTTGGTGATCTTTACCCCCTTGTCCTCGCTGCCACACTTGATGGTGACAATCTTACCCACTTCGGCGTTCTCAATATCCGTAATGGTGAACAGGCTGGTGTTGGCCACGGTCTGTACACTGGTATGCAGGGCTACGTTCGGGTTTTTGTCCTTCTCCCCGTCAATGAAGGAGGATGCAGGTCGGTCATACTCGTTACAGAAGATCATCTGGCGGCTGCCGTCCATATCCTCTTTTTTCGTATATTTGAAACCTACCGCACGCGCCCAGATGGATTCCTTCCACAAGGACCATACCTTAAGCGTCCAGTCCTGTTGTTCCAAGCTGAAATTTGTCATTTCACCGGCCACATGCTCGAAGCATTTGATATTGCCCTCCATCGTCCAGAAAATACGCTGGTGATTGTCTGCGTTCGGAATCGGAATCAGCTTCACAGCTGGATATTCCTTAACGTACATCATATTGGCCTTGTAATCCTGGTTCACACCATAGTGCAGCTCGTTGTACTTGTGATACCATACTACCATATAGCTGGGAAGATACAGGGCCAGCTGCCCGCTGTCACGGTACACGGCAGGAATCATTCCCGTACCCTGGAACAGTTTCTCACCGATATTGGCTTCCGTGATCTCACCCAGCACAAACGGCTTGATCTGGTAAACGGTCTTCCCGTTATTAATGTCAATGAAACCGTCAACCTTCTTTCTCAGCCATTCATACAGCCCGTCGGCCGCTTCCATGGCGCGTCCCGGCTTGTTAAGGTCAGGATCCTTGCGCACGCCATTGATACGGCGCAGCTCACGCTCGTTATGCAGCTTCTTGGCTGTTTCCGCTAGAATGTATTCAATGAATGACCATTTGATCGCCTGTGATCCTTCCTTGTTGAGAGAGCCGATCCAGGTTTTTTCCAGCTGCTTCAGGTCACGGAACTTATGGGCGAACATGACACTGAACATACGCAATGTCTCGTTGTCGAACTCATATTCACCTTTGGTCACATTGTCGAAATCACTGGAGGTGTTGTCAGCCTGCGAGAACTCACCCAGCCAAATGTTGACCAGAGTGGCCAGATCCTGATATCCGCTCTCCACCGGGAAGATGCTCTCGATACTGGGGAGCTTGGTCAGGAATGACTGCAAACGGTCCTGCCAGCGGATGCGGTAGAACGCACCAAGGTCCTCCTTCAGACGGCCGTAATCCACGGAACTTTCCGCACGGACCTGAATATTGATTCCCTGACTTGCGAGCAGAGCGGCACGGGCACGCATGTTATACGGACGATCCAGCGCGAACATCTCACCCTGCATACCTCCAAGCTGCTTGTCATCATCCAGGTTGAAGGCACCGGCACCCGTATTTTGTTTCAGACCGGCACCCGCACCATGGTCTGGCTCCGGCAATGCGCTCAGTACCGAAATCTTCTGCTTCAGCTCCGCTATTTCGGTATCTTTCCGGGTGATGGCCTGCGTCTTTTCCCCGTCTGTCTTTCTTATTGCATCCAACTGCTCCTGCAAGGAAGCCATTTCGGATACTTTCTGCGCCAGCAGACCACGAATCAGCGCCTCTCCCGAATTCTCAACAGGACCGGCCTGCTGTTCCTCATCCTTAAAACCATTTTTCAACGCTTCCCCGAAAGGAGTTATGAACTTCTCATCGAAGCCAAGTTCTTTCAGCTTGGCTACATCATCGGCATCGAGGATATCCTTGTCCTCAGCCTTCTTCCACTCTTTCAGCCCCAGCAATCCAAGGATTGCGCCGGCAAAGGTGGACATTTTAGAATACTTTCCCATAAAAATAAAAATTTAAAAGATTTGATTTGTCTTGTTGATGACGGACTGCGCCAGAATCCAGCGCGCAGCTCCCTCCAAAGTGTTATAACCGTCCGCCAGTCCTTCCCTGACCGCTTCATCACCCATAAAGGTCGCCCCGCGGAACACGGGGGAGTCCTTGTCATAAGCGATGGAAAGGTTCTCCGAAACGGTCCGGCAGAACATCATGTGCAGTTTTGACAGCTTTTCCTTATAAGGTTCCTCGTTATTGTTTTCCGCAATCTCCCGGTGTTCCCTGTTTTTCAAGTCGGCCGAATCCGGGTAAATCTCCCGATAATCGATTCCTTCTTTTTTCAAGGCCTCCTTGGCATTATAATAGGTACCCACAACACCAATACTACCCACCTCGCACATCAACGAGCCAAGAAAGCGCTTGTCTGCGGCTGATGCCAGCCAAAAATGTGCGGAAGCACAAGCTCCGGCAATGTAAGCGACTACGGGTTTGGGACATTCGGATATCATTTTTGACGCATTGTCCAGACCGGTAATCATTCCCCCCGGTCCATTTATCCACAAAATGATGCCTGCAATACGGTCATTAGCTGCCGCCTGTGCAATATATTCCTGAAGGCGGAACGTCTCCCAGGCATAGAGCGTCCCTTCCAGCACAATAACGGCAACCGAATCGGAAGGAAGACCGCTGTCTTCCAAATTCCACCGCCCCACAAAATTCAGATCCGATGCGTATGCGGTCACGGTATCTTTTTCAAAAAATGCCTCTACCTCCTTAAAATTGCCGGAATGTATTGAAGGAAGGATCAGTGAGACCAGATTGTAATAATCCTCTCTAGCCATGGCCCATTTTTCATTGAATATTAACTGAATACGATTCATCCGTTCTTTTTTCCTGCAAAATAAAGAACAGATCCATCCATGAACAAGGACACGGAGAAGCGGTCATCACACCTGGTCATGAAAAGACCGTTTTTCCACATAAAAACACCTCCAAAAAGGACATGGAAAGGACAAAAAGACACGCTACGTTACATAAAATTATCTGTGTTTATATTCCCGAACGGAGGTTTTACGGCGCATCTTCCGCCGCCAGCGCTGGTAATCTTTCAGAAGTGCTTCCACGCTCAGACTCTCAATGCAATACTTCCGGAGAAAGTACCAGGCCGAATTGATGTAGTCTATACCATAGACATGTTTGTTTTCATCAAACAGGTCATGAAGCTCCGCACGCATCATTGTGTTTATCTTCCTGGAAAGTATTTTGGCTCCCCTCTCGCCTATATAATTATAGGTAGCCAAAGGTTTGCCACCCGGAAGGTGTGCCTCTCGGCGCTCCGGCAACACAAGCTCCAGATTTCCGCTATCCACAGGGCATCCGGCAGGACGTTTCTGCAAAAGATCATAGACGAAATGGTACAAATCAAGATCTGAAGGCAGGCGGACTACCTTGCTGTCCGGGGTTCCATACTTGCCTATTAGATATTCGGCTAAATAATTTTCTATCGTTATCTTCGTGGTAATCATATACTTATGTGTTTATACAAAAGTAATGATTTAAATTGAGATAGTCAAAGAACAACCGGCTAAAGATGGACTGGCTTCCAAAAGAATCATGAAGGCCGTTGCAACACCCCTTGAAAAACAAAGGGGGGATTTTCGTGCAACCGTGCGATCTGATGATTAATATTATTGTAACATATTGAATATCAATATATTGTATACTGCACAATTCGCGCACGATTTTCGTACGAAATGTAAAACCACGCACAAAAAGCCATAAAATACGTTTTTGGACAAATCGAACGGAATCGTGCAAAAATCGTGCAGACATAAATATTTATATATCAATATATTATAATCAAAAAAAACGCAGTTGCACGATTGCACGAAAATTTCTTCATTTTTTATAAGGGTATATTTCTTAAAAGTTAAAAAATAAAAAAAAGAATATATAGGCCGCCCGTTTTCGAACAGATCGCACGATTGTCCAAAATGTTTTTTCTGGGGAAAAAGGGGTATGAGGGGAAACAAAAAAGTCCGGAAAACCGGACTTTTAAACTATATGTCTTCAGGATAAAATGCCTGCGTTATGAATTCGTATTCCTGGGGGAGCGACCGCACGCCCACAATAACACACAAGCCTCTGGCAGCCATTTCATAGAGCCTCTGGTTGGTCACAGGGGAGTTCCTGAAGTTATACTGGGCGCACATCACGAAATAAGCCGTGGACAGGTCACAGGAATAAAGATCCTCCTGTATCAGCTTGGCCGCATCACTAGGTATCAGGGCAAAGCCCAGCCTGACCGCAAGCCTTGAAATCATCTGTCTGCGTGTCCGGACATCAGGACATACCGCCACAAAAATTTTATTCTCTTTTTTCAGCATATTGCTTCCTTTTTATTTGCATATCTCACTAAAAATCACTAACTTTACAATGATATAAATTGGGATATATCATACATTTCTATCCGAGTAGAAATGCCTGTAAGGGACCGCAGGCCGCCAGGCCGGACAACGCCGGATCTCACTCCTGTCATCAGAAAACTCCAGCAATGCGTCATTAATGCTCTTGTGGAACAGCTCCTCTATGATACACATTTCGGCCACATCCATGAACAGTTCCAAAGAGCGGGCTGTGCAGTGCTCGGATACAATGATGGATCCTCCCTCGGGAATCCGGAGCAATAACTCCGTCACCCGGTCATAAAACCTTTTGAAACGGCCCGGATCACGCCCGGCCAGAGGCATTACCTTTTCCAATATTTCCTGATAACTTCGTGCCATGTCAGTAGTCCAGTCTCAAATTTCCCGGAAGATCAGGATCCAAGGGATCTTCTCCCGGTTGTATGATCTCCTTGCCGGTACCGACCGTGAAATACTCCACTCCGCCGGACTTGTCATCCACGACAGGACGTCCGTCCTTATCGACCTGATAGGGGAGTCCGGTCTTGCTGTCATATTTCTGGGGGTTAAACACAAAACCTTTCCATTTGCAATACATGACGAATTTTTTCTTGAATGAGGCAGGGGTATTATATTTCCGCTGGGCCGGATCATACAAGCACAAGGCGTCGAACAGCTCCTTCTTCACCAGGCGGCAACCGATATGCTCCGGTGCAGAGAAATACTCGTCAGCCCAGGAAATGAAGGTTTCCCCGATCTCCTGCCGCAGTTTGCGCTCCTCAAGCCGTTCTCCAGGAGCTTGGACCACACCGAACGTCAGATACAGTTGGATACAGTTGGCCAGCAGGTTCCAGCACAGGTTCCACTGGTCAAAATCCCACTCGGTAAAGAACAACGCTCCGAAATCGTCAACCGGTTTGTGGCTTTCATTATAAAAATCGGAAAAGGCCAACAGCCACTGGCGATCCGTGAAAGAGGAGCCGGTTCCGCGGATGGCATGGTTCGTGGCAATATAGATTTTGGGAGACTGCGAGAACGACAGCGTGATACGCCGTCCTCCCTTATAGTTAACACTCCAATCCCCGGTAATGTTTGGAAACAGAAACTCGAAGTTGAAGTTCTGAAGCACATCATCAATAAACACCAGCTTGGTTTTCTCCATCACGTCATTCCATACAAACTGGTCTTTGAAGATGTCGGAGTTCTTTCCGGGAATATAGGCTATAGGCATGACGTTCCTCATGAGTTCCCCTATAAGGGACTTTCCGGAACGCCCGTTTGACTCGCCGACCTCCGACTGCTTTCCATCCATACCGATCACCGCACGCGCCACATTGGAATCCTTCGCTTCCATCAGCATGTACCCGATGGCGCACAGTTTGGAAAGCAGATGGATATGGTTTTCGTTCTCCTCCTCGGGAGTCACCTCGCCGCTTTTCTTCCTCCATGTGAAATTGCTGGCATTGATCAGGAATTGCAGATAATGGCAGCGGTGTCCGTCTTCGGTCAGCTCATAGGAATACGTATCAGCGTCCTTCCTGAAGGTGACAAGCTGTTTTCCCAGATATTTGGCCGGATAGTCACGTCTCTGCTCCTCCCAGATATGATGTGAGATATTTTCATAGCCCATTTCCTTTACGCTGTCACGGGTGACCAGCCAGCACGATTTATCGAAATAGAAATACTGGCCGTCCCGGGAAGGCTTAATGAAATCGGGCTGTATGTACTCCAGCAGTGATAGCTTGTCCGGTCCCACATACTGCGACACCCCCTTGATCAGCATCTCGTTCACTCCCACGCAGCAATTATGCTTGGCGAACTGGAACAGGTAGTCCCGGACGTCGCTCGCCTCCAAGGACCTAACCAAGGGAGGTTCCAGATGGATGAACAAGAAACTCTTGTCCTGCCTTCTCAGGCGCCCAAAACCACGGTTCTGTAAAAAGTTCTGGGAATTCACGTAACAAAACTCATAATCCGATCTTTCGTTATCTTTTCCCTCATTCCTCTTGACCACACGCCAGAACTGCTCGTCCGCGTCAAAGGGCTGAGCCGATACGACCTTGCCATCCTCATCGAATTTCCAGCGGTAACGGTTGAAAAGGAATTCCGGAAGATTCTTCAGCAGATCCTTGTGGCGCTCTGCAAACGCCTCATGGGAGTGAAGACACCAAAGCTCCATCAGCCTGTGGTCAGTGAAACCGGTAATTTTAAACATTTCTACATACTGGCCGGAACCCTTCTTATCATTACAGGCATAATCAAAATCCGCGGCCAGCTCGTCCTCTTTTCCCAAAAGAGTATTGGCCAGCAGGTCATCAAGCCCCTTGTCCCCTGCATCATTTTTGCGGATATGCCCTACAAATATCTCCAGATAGATGTCACGGTTCTTCAGACTACGCATATACTCCTTGAAATTCCTGGCAGCGGAATAAAAGTTCCTGGGACGTTTCTCAACCGGATCGTTTATCTTGATATTACTTGAGATATCATCCCAGTCCGAATCAAAAACAAATGCCACCTCCCTGACCTGGCAACCGGTGACAATCCTGACGAAATCCTCCGGTAGCGAGCCATTATTTCCCAGATTCTGTATCCCTGACACGGCAATGGACGGGATGCCATGCTTGCACGCCTTCTCCGCTTTCTTCTCGCCCTCCTGGATATACAGGCGGTCTATCCTCGTACCGCTCTTGAAGGCGGTGCGTATCTTTTCCGGAATATATATAGGAGTACCGGACCCCCGCGGCGATTTGTATTTGAAAGGCTTCCCATCCTTGTCCAAATGCATTTCCGGGAACTGCCAACGAATGCGGTAGTATTCCTTCATCTCCCCGGCCGCCCTGCGCTTGTTATCCTTCTGGACATAACGGACAGGAAGACCGTCCAGATCATAATATTCTATGATGACATCATCCCCCTTGGCCGTCAGCATTCCCCGCTCATCAATCGTTCCCGGTTTGAAAGTACGGCACTGGAACACGGATTTCGTATCATCGGTCTTGTACACACTGGCGGTCACATCCTCGAAAGTCAGTCCCGAGGCGGCCAGCATTCGGGCGCAATAAGAACCCGTATCCAGCCCTTTGGCAGCCTTGCTTCCCTTCTTCATCTTCTGGACCGGTTTCCCAGCCGGTTTGTCCGGATGGGGGTCCAGCAGCACACAGAACTTCTTGGCAAGGTATTCCAACGCATCTGTATAACCGTATCCTTCGATATTCATCAGATACGACACGGCACCCTCTCCGCCAATCTGGCAGGAGAAGCACTTGAACAGATTCTTGCCGGGGCTGACCGTGAATTTCTTCGCGCTTCTGCACTTGGGGCATTCGCAAACATAATCCTTGCCGGATTTTCTCAGTTCCCGGAAATCCTGCACAACGTCAAGCAACCTGCCGTCCGACGCTGATTTTATCCTTGATATTTCGTTTTCATTAAAATACATAACAAATAATTATATAAATAAGCCGCAACTTCATAAGACAACACAAAATTACCGGATTGCAGCAACCCGGAATGGACCGGAAATGATGATGTTCCCGGAACACTTTGCACCTTTCAATTCATTGACATCTTGTCTCGGTTCACTGTTTTAGTCCTTTCGTACTCCAGCAGAGCGGACGTCACCGCCTTCCGAAAGTTCTCATTCACAGCTATTGCACCATAAAGCAGCCTATGTAGTCTTGCCCCCTTACAACTGGAAACATGTCCGGCAAATATCTCATAACCCTCCCCAGTATCCTCTTCTGACATTATTGTACAGGAAACATGTAAACCGGTCTCCTTACTTTGTTCCAGTATAAAGGAGAGAAAAGCCTTTATTTCAGTTTGTTTATTCTTGGAATTCATAATCTTATATCTAGTGTATTCATTTTTAATCTGTTATAAATTAAAAAGCTCATCCATTTCTTGATAATCTATGCAGTTTATAGGGATATATAAATCAGGGTCGTCTAATTTGATGTCAGGTCCCCAACATTCTAGTTGTTTTGCGCAATCAATACAGAAATATTCTTCATTTTCCATTTTATTCCTTTCTATTTAGTTTTGAGCCATACGGCAGACATTCAACCGCCGTATGACAATGCGCTTATTCAACTATCACCCAATCGTTAGCAAGCATATCCGTCTGTGATGCAAGCCAACCATTTACAATGGTGCCATCGGCAGCTTTCATACATAAGTATGCAGTAAACTTGATTCTATCAGTTTCCGAATCTCCATGATTGTTGGCAACCCATCTTTTGAATGATTCGGGAAGTGATTTAACCTGATTCACAATCATGTTAGTCGGCAGACTATCTTCAGGTCGCATAAATATAAACATTCCCTTACCATTCCATCCTTTACGAGCAACAAGATGTCCCCGTTTAAGTGATTCCAGTGCCTGCCCAAATGTTCCTGTTTCTTCTCCCAATAATTCACCTTTCATTGCTCCAAGAACATAAGCTGTTTGAATAAGCCCTTCACACTCTTTTGCTTCTTTGTTACACGATACTACACTTGCTGCATATTCGGCAGCCTTTTCATCTAATGTTTTCATTTTAATAAATATTTTTGATTAAACATTGAATCCGCTTGTTGAAACTGTTTCGTAAAGCGGTTTTCTTTATTATCTGGCAGTGCATCCGGTTGAGGTGAATTCTTTGCCGGATGATTCTCAACTGAATTTCTTGGTGATGCGCATCCCGCTATCAGAGCGAAAGGTACGCAGATTATTAGTATCTTCTTCATTTCTATATCGTTTTAAATATTAATCTTTTTCGATGAAAGTGTTAGTAGTATTCAACACTCCGGCTGAATCCCGATTTTTACCATCACGCACAAAAAAACTATCGCTTAACAGCCTTTCATAATCGATTTTATTCATAAGAATAACACTCGCATTGCCATCTATATACAGTTTGCATTGCATGAATTGAGTTCCTTTTACTTCCTCAATTACATCTATTTGCATTGTTCTTTTTTTACTCATATCTTTCCTGTTTTACTCTAATTGTTATCTAAATACTAATCTCTTTAAATTCGTATGGAGTAATCTTTCCTTTTTCTTTCACAGAAGAAAAGAATAAATCTGCTGAGCAAACACATTCGGGCATTCCACTCGTATTACAATCGTCGGGAACGGTTGCCAAGATGCATAAACCATCTGCTGGCAGATGCTCACAACTGACTTTATCATCCCAGTCAATATACTTTTGTGCTTCCTTTGCGATATCTTCACATCTATACCTATAATTTATGTAGGCATTATCCGCAGCTTTCAGTAACTTAGATATATTCATTTCTGTTCGGTTTTGAGTTATTTGAATAAGTTTTTCATGGACTTGTTTATCGCATCCAGTTTATCATCCATTGATGGATGAACATATAGATTCATAGTCGTAGATACATCTGAATGTCCTAAGATACGACTCGTTGTCTTCATATCGGCTTTAGATGCAATCATGCGTGTGGCGAATGAATGCCTTAGACCGTGGAACTTAATACACCTGTCCAATCCAACTTCATTCAAAACGAGATGCCTGTAATAGTTTCGGTAAACCCTTGGCTCACAAAACTTCTCATCTCCAGTAGTGACATAAAAACTATCATTATAGCAAGCCTTGAATTTTTTCAAGATACCGAGTAAATCACGGCCTATCGGAATATCACGGCGACTTTCTATAGTCTTGGGAGTAGATTCTATAACCTTGGTTTTTCGGGTGTCAATATCCATAATTCGTTCAATAGTATGAGTTACATGGATACATTTGTTATCAACATCTATATTCTCCCACCTCAGTCCGCAAATTTCACCAATTCTCATACCTGTACACAAGCCTATTAGAATGCCCAAGCGCTTAGGTTTCGGATAATCCACTATGTACGAGATTATTTTTTTTTGTTCAAATTCTGTATATACTTCAAGATCTTTAGTTGCTTCCATATTGGCAGTAGGAAACTGAACACGATATTTAATATATCTTACACCAAATCGTTCCATTGCATAATACAATAGCATCTTAAAAGAGATGAATATGTCTTTAGCTGTTTTCACAGATAACCCTTCTTCAATCAAAGACAGCATAAATCTCTGCATTTCGTCATTAGTAACATATTCCGGGTCTTTATCTCCATATATCGGAAGTATTTTTTGTGTGAACTGATAGACATAAGTGGAGCATGTACTTTCCTTTACTAACTTGCGCTTAACAGGAAGCCATTTATTGTATATCTCTTGAATCGTCATTGTATATTGCTTTTTATGATAAGTTTATGTTCAGGATCCTTTATAATATCACTAAACCCTAAAGTATCATCTTTACGGTTTAGAAGAATATACTTCATTTTTATGGATTTTCCCAAAACGTCGCCATGATAAACGTACCCCATAATCCCGCGAATTGATAAATTAAGGAGCAAAATAGGTATTGATCGTGCAGACAACTCCCAACATGTCACCATATTCTGCGATGGAAAGTGCTCCCAAGGAATCTTGTTGTGGCACCGCTGCCACCAATCAGCGATTATCATAGAACCATTTCCGGCTGTAGGCTCATGTATCGAACCAGCCTGGCTGGTTAATTTAGAACAAAGGATTCCAAGGGAGTTTGGTGTGAAATCCTGTTTCTTCTGCTTCCGCTCTGACAATTCATTCTCATACAAAGCCTGAAACCAATCATAAGACATATCGTAATCATTCATACGGATCAATTCGTTATAGATTTTATTGCGTAATTCTACAGAACCGTCAAGAATACGCATTACTGCATCAGGAAGATCTCTTAAATCTTCTATATGAAATATTTTAAATGCTTCTTCTTTTGTCATATTAATAATCAATTTCTGTTAACCATGCATTATCGTTCTCAAAATACACTCTATAGCCTCTCACCGTTTTATGACCTTTCTTTTTTAAACAAACATCACTTATGTGAGATGGAGTAATACATAATTTTGCACCAGCCTCATTGACAGAAGCATATACACCTATCAACTTCCTGTCTTTAATAACGACAACAGATTTCTTATTCATACCTGCACCAGTTTTATGATGCGCTCCACGACCTTTTACCAAACCTTGTAAACTTCTACGCTTCGTCCACTTTGAATGATAGGTCATTCTCTTCCCTTTATTATGTGGAGTACAACCTTTTAAAAACTGGCCATTAACAAGATTCCTCTCAGGCCGCTCAGGCGGTATATATAATTCACTCATATCTGTTCGATTTTGAATTATTTTTTTATAACTACCGCCATTGTACTAATGGAAGTGCCACTCTCTTTAAACTCCCCCGCGCTGATTTCAAACACTTCTCCATGTACTTCTTTCAGCCAGTTGCGGAAATCAATACATTTTTTTTCCGAAGCGAATTTCCAATGTTGGCTGGTTATTGCCGCAAGCGTGCCGCCTTCTTCCAATCGATCATACATAAGCCTGACATGCTCTATATCCTGATTGCCGGTAAACGGAGGATTTGCAATAATCTTAGTGTAACTACCTACACTGTCTTTGGTAAAGTCTTCATCAAGCAATATTACGTTGCTAAGGGTATGAAGAAATTCTCTGTTTTCCGGCATCAGTTCATAGCATTCCACTGTTACGGAAGGACAAGCCCTATGAATGGCTTTAATGAGAGCACCGCGGCCGGCACTCGGCTCCAGTACCGTATCATCCTCATATATCCCTCCGGCAAGCATAACCAGCCAGTCGGCAACATCGGCCGGAGTTTCAAAAAACTGGTAATCCTGCTGTAGGTTGCACCGTTTACCCTCTTTCAGCATGGAAAACACACGCTCCGGATTAAACGGGAATGTGAACCCCTGTATCTTCCCACCTTGCCATGAGCCGCCGGCTTCTTCTATCCACTTCTTTGCTTCGGCATAAGATTTTTTATTGAATTGAACTTGAGGAAGTTTGAGGATATTATTCTCAAGAGTACAATGTTTCAGTATTTCTTCTACATTCCATTTTTTACCTTCGTCAGCCTGTTTCTTCTTTTCCCCAATCGGAGCGTCAGGTGCTAACAGTGAAGATATTTTCGTTATAACCATATTACTCGCATCCATGAAAGTATTAATACAGGAAAGTGCTTCCATAAGAAATTCAGTATCAACATATCCAGCTGCGTCATAAATATCTATACATTCAGTCATATTCGACAATTCATTGAGCTGATCTACACTACCACGTAACATTTTTATTAAAGTCTCTTTGTTGTTCATCATAACTTTTCTGTAAATAAATTCTTGTTGTATCTACACTACCATGACCGAGAAGGTCTGCTAATTGAATTATATCTTTAGTTTTCTTCAGGAACATTTTAGCAAAGAAGTGCCGGAAGGCATGAGCGTGCATTTTTTTTGAATCGATACCACAATGTTTACCCCATGCTTTCAGGTGTTGTGAAAAACCTCTCTGAGTCAACGGTCCGTATCTCCCGACAGCAAGAGTACCGGACTTGCCTGTCTCCTTTATATAGTCCTTCACCTCCTGTTGTAATTGCTTCTGGAAAAAGAAACGCCGATACTTGTTTCCTTTCCCTTTCAAAACAACCTCGCCAATTGCTATATCCTCCCATGTGAATTGCTGAAACTCCGAGAGCCGGGCTCCTGTAGTACCCAATACCTTGATGAAGAAATAGTAATCCTTGTTGAGTTTTGTTTTCAGATACTCCAGTAACCGATTATATTCATTCTCGGTAGGAACATTAGAAATATCCAGCTTACGTTTCATTTTAGGTCTCTTTAATTCTATCGGCTTTTTCATCCATTTAGAGAACTTCTCAATGGCTGTAATACGTAATCGGATGGTAGCAGGAGAGAGCTTCGCCTCTTCGAGGCTTTTTATAAACCTCCTGCAATTATCCATGTTTACCTCATTGGCATACTCGAAATACATTTTTATGGATGTGTAATATATATCAACAGTATGAGATGAATAATCATTGTTATCAGTCAACCATATTATGAAATCATGGAGTAGTTTCTTATTTTTCTCTGAAATGACGTCAAGCTTTTCCAAAGGTTTCACCGTCTTTTCCCTTTTTCCATATCCGATGTTGAGAAAGGATAATAGATCGCATATAGCTGAACACATTAATGAATGACGCACCATGACATCAGCATTTTCACGTTTGTAATTCAAATAACCACGGCGGTTCACTTCTTTGGCCATCTCTAAAAAATCCGTGACATGCTTGATATATTTCCCGATAGTATCATAAGTCCTTCCTGTCGTGTATATGTAAGAAATATAATCAGTTAATATCTTCTGTCTGTCACTATTCATGGTTATTTATTTCTTTTTTTTTGATTTAATCTTGATTGGATTGTTTTTGGTACCAGTACCCAACCATTTTAATTGGATGCCATGTATCCGGAGCCAATATTTAAATTCGGACGTGGTTGTCTGTTTCATATCTGTTCCGTTTCGAATCAAACTAGACCAGCCCATTCATTAATCGTAGCATTCAAAGCCCCCATAACAAGCATCTTGTCACTTTCGTCATACTCCATAAGCACCTCCACTGTCCGGTCACCATTACAATCATTGTATTCCCTTCCTGTTTGAATATTGACAGGAAGATCGTTCTCGTGGACTGCTTCAAGCCATGCCTCAAGCAATCCTTTATTCATTTCTATTTTAGCACTTTTCATAATTTCTTACTTTAGCAATAACAGACGATCCATTCTTCTTTATACCAATCTCGTCCAACACCAATACATCAGGATATTTTGTCACCCATTCCGGAAAATAATTTGTTGTCAGAACAACAGTAAAATCACCTTGAAAATAATCCCCTCTGACCAACGCCTCGTAATACTGTAACTGCCATTCCGGGATGTCATCAAACACCATTACATCAACATTTGTATCAATATGTTCCAAGAAACTTTTAAGACTTGATGATCTGACATCATAAAAAACACTACGCTTGTTTTCGCACATTTGAAGTGCCAACTGAGTTTTTCCACACCGAGGAGCTCCTACTAATAGTATTACTTTCATATCATTCACAATTTAAGTTTATCACATTTATTAATTTCTACTACAAGTTATTCACGCTCAAATATTTTCACTCCAGCCACTTCTTCTATCTTATCCTTCGCTAGTTCAGGTATTCGTACCCAACCACTCCGCCAATTATTAAACGTATAAATCGGCACCTTGCATTCATCAGCGAGCCTTTTAGCCATCTCAGATGATTCACATACTGGTAAACTGCGCAAATAGGTTCGTAATGCCATGCCATCAATTGTTTTTTTCTTCTTTTTTTCTTCCATATTTAATTAAATATTGAATATTGTTTTGTAGATTTATAATGCAAATATAAATTTAAGGAAATTAATTTCCAAATGCTTTAATAATTAATTTCCTATCATTTTAATTATAAATATGAAACACTTTGGAAATCAATTAGATGAATTATTTAGAAAAAAAAGAATTATTCAAAAGGATTTTGCTGATAGAATGGGGGTAACTGCGGTTACTATAACTAAATGGAAATCCCAAGAAAGTATTGATGCCGCTAAATTGGAGGCAATATCTAAAATATTAAATATACCCATTTCATATTGGTTTGATGATGAAAATTGTCAGCTCAACCAATCAGTCGTTGGCGATGGGAGTGCAGCCTCTATATATGGTAATGCTACCGCTGGAGTTATAGCAGACAAAGATAAAGAAATAGAGCATCTGAAACAGTTACTCAAAGAAAAAGAGAGGCTAATTCAAGTATTAATGAATAAATAA